ATATAATGCCAGCTGAAGAAGGCCTAGGTGGTAAAATTGCCGCAGGTGCCGCACTATTGGCAGCATTATGGGGTGTTAACAATCACATGGCTAACCAAGCCTATGAAGCAAGCCCACAATTACAAAAATTAACACAATTTTATCAACAAGCAGAAGCACACCATGATGTGGCCAAAATGAAAGAACTTGAACGTAGAATTGAAGATCACAAACTTCGATTAGATTTGGGGCATGGCGAAGTTATGGGCAAAGATGGAAGACCAAAAGAAGTCGTTCCAGAAATGGCAGATATTTTGAAGTTATCCGGTTTGGCAAAATAAAATCAAAATGTAGCAAGATAACTCTTGCGGAGATAAATAAAAACGCATATACTAGTTGTATGCGTTTTTTCTTTTATAAGCAGTGTCTTATAAAAGAGTGGCATAACATTTATTATTAAGGAAAAACATTATGGCAACTTTAGCAGAAATCCGCGCGAAGCTTCAAGCTTCATCTCAACAAAACACTGGTAGCGGCGGTGGTGACAACGCAATTTTCGCACATTGGAACATTGCAGAAGGACAAACAGCAACAGTCAGATTCCTTCCTGACGCAGACCCAAATAACACTTTTTTCTGGATTGAACGAGCAATGATCAAATTGCCTTTCGCCGGTGTTAAGGGTGACACAAATTCTAAACCTGTAACTGTACAAGTTCCTTGTATGGAAATGTGGGGTGAGGCTTGTCCAATTCTACAAGAAGTTCGTCCATGGTTTAAGGACAAGAGCTTGGAAGAAATGGGCCGTAAGTACTGGAAAAAGAAGTCTTACTTGTTCCAAGGTTTGGTAGTTGATAGCAAACTACAAGAAGACAAAGTACCAGAAAATCCAATTCGCCGCTTTATTATGAGTAGCCAAATCTTCAACATTGTCAAAAACGCATTAATGGACAGTGAAATTGAAGAATTGCCAACTGATTATGTTCGTGGCTTGGATTTCAAGATTGCTAAGACCAGCAAGGGCGGTTACGCAGATTACACGACTTCAAACTGGAGTCGTCGTGAACGTGCTCTAAGCGAACAAGAATTGGCTGCAATCAAGCAGTATGGCTTGTTTGATTTGAAGAGCTTTTTGCCTAAGAAGCCAACTGATGTTGAACTCAAGGTTATCAAAGAAATGTTTGAAGCGTCAGTAGACGGTGAAGCATTTGATATGGATCGTTGGGGTCAATACTACAAGCCAGACGGTATGAAGGGTAACTATGGTGGTAATACTGCCAGCGCACCAGCTAATACTGCTCCAGTGACTAAAGCGGCTCCTGCCCCAGTAGCAGATGACGAAGACGATGCTCCGTTTGATGTTGAGCCAACTCCAGTACAAACTAAAGCAAGCGAACCAGCAAACGAACCAGCAAACGGCAATCGTGCGGCAGACATTATCGCAATGATTCGCAAACGCAACGAAAACAAATAATTAGGAGATAGACCGTTTAACTAAAAAAATTAAGGAAAGAAAAAAATGGCAAGTCGTTCGTTTGACATTAGTAAGTTTAGAAAAAGTATCACCAAGTCTATTGATGGGCTTGGTATAGGCTTCAATGATCCGACTGATTGGATCAGCACTGGAAACTACGCTCTTAACTATCTTATCTCAGGGGATTTCTTCAAAGGAATTCCTTTGGGTAAAGTAACAGTTTTTGCTGGTGAAAGTGGAGCAGGTAAATCATATATCTGTAGCGGAAATATTATTCGTCACGCACAAGAACAAGGCATTTATGTTATCTTAGTTGATAGCGAAAACGCTCTTGATGAAAAGTGGTTACATGATTTAGGTGTAGATACCACTGAAGAAAAACTACTTAAACTCAACATGGCCATGATTGATGATGTAGCAAAAACTATTTCAGAATTCATGAAAGAGTACAAGGTAATGCCAGAAGAAGAACGTCCTAAGGTGTTATTTGTGGTTGATTCATTGGGCATGTTGCTTACTCCAACTGATGTAAATCAATTTGAAGCAGGCGAAATGAAAGGTGATATGGGTCGTAAGCCCAAAGCACTGACCAGTCTTGTTCGTAATTGTGTAAACATGTTTGGCAGTTATAATGTTGGGTTGGTTGCTACAAATCACACATACGCTAGTCAAGATATGTTTGATCCAGATGATAAAATCTCTGGAGGACAAGGATTCATTTACGCAAGTTCCATTGTGGTTGCCATGAAGAAGTTGAAGTTGAAAGAAGATGAGGATGGCAATAAGGTGTCCGAAGTATTAGGTATTCGATCAGCTTGTAAGATCATGAAAACTCGTTATGCTAAACCATTTGAAACTGTACAAGTTAAGATTCCCTATTCAACAGGTATGGCGCCAACAAGTGGACTAGTTGATCTATTTGAAGCAAAAGGTATATTGACAAAATCAGGTAACAAGTTACAATATACAAGTAAGGCAACAGGTGAGATCCATGCGTTTTTCCGTAAAGGATGGACTGAGGATAAACTCATGACCATTATGCAAGAATGGGACGAAACCGCATTAACTCCTGCTGTCGATACAACAAATGAAACTGAGGAAGCATAAATGGAAGAAGATTTAATCATTGAAATATGGGATATTTTTAAGGAATATATTTCTGATAAAAATAAAGAGGTAGCGGCAAATCATTTTGTAGATTTTTTACTGGGCAAAGATGTTGAAACCAGTGTGCTACAATCTGTAATGGGGTATGACTCAAATCTCGATGATGCTATCAAACTTGTCTTGGAAGATGAAGAAGTAGACGAAGACGAAGGAGACGACAGCGACTACGGATACGAAGACGAGGAATATTAATTATGACTTGGTATGCTAAAGTCAGTCAAGACATAGCACACCTTCCAGACTGCTTAGACCATTTTTACAATGAACTAGAAAGCGCAAGATCAGAGGTCAAAATCTACGGAAACGTGGAAAAGGCCTCTGCGTCTTTGCCTGGAATAGTTGAACAAAGATTTAATCAACTTCAAGAAATTGAAGCCATATTGGAATATCTTAACATTGAGCTACGTAGAATTCGTACAAAAACTTTTAGAAAATATCTAGAACATTATAATCGAGATCTAAGTAGTAGAGACTGTGAAAAGTTTGTAGAAGGTGAAGCAGACGTTATTGACATGGAAAAAGTCATCAACGAATTTGCTATGTTGAGAAATCAATGGCTAGGAATCATCAAAGGTTTGGATATTAAACAATGGCAATTGGGTAATATCATCAAACTACGTGCGGCAGGTCTTGAAGATATTTCACTGTGAGTGTATAATAATATTATGTATATAGAAGACCTAATTCAAGCTCTAGTATCTTGTCCAGCAAGGTTAAATTTGTGGGATCACAAAGTAGCCGTTAGCTTTTCTGACCAAATTTTTCAACTTACAGGGTTTACTGAAAAGCAAGCCGCTCTTGCTTTGAAGATTTTACAAAAACATACGGGTGCGCTATCTGCTTTTATGAATACCGATGTAAAACCACTTATTGAAAATCCAAAATACAGATTGACAATTAGAAAAACCGTAACAGCTCGTAGTATTAAAATTATAGACCATGAAACTTTGAATAAATCTATTGAAGTTAAGTTTCCCTACGATGAATCATTAATAGATAAAATTAAAAAGTTCAAAAGTGTGGCTGGAAATACCGCAACTTGGGATAAAGACAGTACTGCCTGGATTTTTCCACTAAATGAAAATAATATCAGTTTTTTATCGTCACTAGCATCTGATGTAAATTTTGATTTTGATGAAGATTTTCAAAAATATGTAGACGAGGCAGATAAAATTGTTAACGAAATGGAAAAATATGCTCCTACGTTAGCAATACATGACGGAGACTTAAAAATACTGAATTCTCCAAAAAATATGCCAGAAATTGATACCGACGATATCGTTGAAGCAATTTTCCAAGCAAGGAAATATGGTGTTACACTATGGGATGAATATATCGACCAGTATATTTCCAGTGAAGAATTTGATCCTGTACTACGTGATTTTTTAAAAAATAATTACGCTTTTCCAACCCGGTTGAAAGCTGAAAATACCGACATTTTTTGTCTGGAACAGATCGTAAAATATCTATCTCCGTGTTTATTCATCATTCCTGGTGGAAATGAACTGGCTAAAATTACACAGGCACATACCCTACTAAAGGGTATGAATGTGGATAGTAAAAACATGAGTGTTTTGTTCAGATTATCGACAGAAAATGGGCGAAATTTTAACGATTTTGTCAAAAATCAGGCAATAAATGGGCCAATTCATGACGATACTAAAATAGTGTTTGTTAGCGGTAAACTACCAAAAACAGTTATTAAATCAGGAATTAAATTTAATAGTATTATTAACATGGGATATACCATGGCGCATTATACTCTTAAAGAATTCACAAAAAATCATCAAAATTCCATATATTTTGATGTTAAAATAAAAGCACAGGGATTTGACTTTGACGACTTGTAAAATCATTATCAAGGATGAAGTAAATGTTAAGATTGAAAATTTAGATCTTGACACACGCAAAGCCTTGGTTAAAAAATTCAAGTATGAAGACCCCACTGCTCGCTTCAGACCAGCCTATAAATTGGGTCGATGGGACGGCACAGTGAGCTTCTTTGGTCTTGGCGGAACAACCTACATGAGTATGCTTCCGCAGGTCTTAGAATACCTTGAGAGTAAGAATTTTTATATTGAATTAGAAGATCAGAGGTCTCCCATCTCCCTAGGATTTGACGAAATTTCCACGGATTTTTGGGGTGATTTGACATGGCCCGAAGGACATAGATTTGCTGGTCAACCCATACGACTTAGAGAAGACCAAGTTGAAGTCATAAACATATTTTTAAAAAATCCACAATGTATTCAGGAAATTGCCACTGGTTTTGGTAAAACAATTACCACCGCAACTTTGAGTAAAATTTGTGAAAAATATGGTCGAACAATAACCATTGTGCCTAATAAAAGTTTGGTAGAACAAACACTAGAAGATTTTGTCAACTGTGGTTTAGACGTAGGCGTTTATTATGGTGACAAGAAAGATTTAGATCGAACACACACAATTTGTACTTGGCAAAGTCTTAATATTTTAGATAAAAATACCAAAAATTGGGACGAAGTAGCCTCGGCAAAATTAGAGCTATTATTGGACAATGTTCAAACAGTCATGGTAGATGAAGTACACATGGCCAAGGCAGAAGTGTTGAAAAATCTATTGACACGCAATCTAGCCAAAGCACCAATACGTTGGGGTTTGACTGGTACTATACCCAAGGCCGACCACGAATTTCAAAGCATCAAGGCCAGCCTAGGTGAGGTGGTTAACCATGTACATGCTCATGAATTACAGGAAGCAGGTGTATTAAGTAACTGCCATGTGAACATTGTACAAACTGCCGAATGGAAAGAGTTTGGCGCATACGCAGAAGAATTAAAATATTTGGTCACTGATGATAATCGTATCTCTTATATCTGTGATCTAATACAAGGAATAGCGGAAACTGGGAACACCCTGGTACTAGTTGGTCGAATAGAGTCTGGAAAGACCATGGTCGAAAAAATGCCTGGAAGTGTTTTTATTAGTGGTGAAGTAAAAACCAAAGATCGAAAGGCAGAATATGACGAAGTTAAGACTGTTGACAACAAGATTATTGTGGCAACTTACGGTGTGGCCGCTGTGGGTATTAATATTCCTCGGATTTTTCATCTGGTTCTCATTGAGCCCGG